ATAGACGGTCTGTTTTTCATATTGTCGTCTTTGTTAGACTGCCTCTTTATCTCAAATCCAAATAATGTAAAGCCTTTTTCGTCTGCCATATGAAATTCCTATGTTACTTTGGGGGTCTTTCGACCCCCTTTAGTAATATTTATGTCAATATTAAGAAGTAGTTGCAGTAGGTGCAAGTGCTTCCCAGTATTGATAGTTGAATTCTACAGTAAATTCTTCAATCGCATCTACAGTACCATAGTCTAGTTCTATAGCCGCAACATTTATAGGATAAGCACCTCTAAATGTATAAGTTTTTAAAGAATCACCGTTTCTATCTAATTGTTCAACTTTTAAGTCTGCTTCGTATTGAATAGGTGAAGTCAATCCAGTATTTGCTGAATGAGCATTAATACCGTTACTCCATCTTTCCATAGCATTCCTAATAGCGAAATCAGTATCATTGATGATTGTTACAGACCATGTTTCAAATGTTCTGTCACCAGCCATCTTTAATATTCTCCCTCTAAAAGGAACATCGATATTACCGAATGTAGAACCAGGTAATTGAGCTGTTTTACATAAGAATGAAGTCAGCTCTGGGTCACCATTCGCATATCCAGGAAAGTTGATAGTCGCCTTAAATAAATTAGGACGAGCACCACCTCCACGAAGTTTGGCTTTAAAGTCGTCTACTCCAAGTATAGCCATTGGTTACCTCCTTACACTGTGCCTACAACTTCTTCAAAGTCTACTCCGGTTCTAACCGCAACAAAGTTAAGTGTTACATAGTTAATTGAACGAGCAGGTTTGATGAAGATTGAAGCAATAAATTCATTCCTATCAATTACTGCGGCAGTGTTATTTGTTTCGTCACAAACAACTCTGAAGTCAGTAATACCTCTTCTACCTTGTACTTCACGAAGGACTGGTTCAACAATATTTACGAACTCAGCTCTTGTAAATTCGTCGTTGAATTCAAATAGAACACTTTCTGCAGCTCTTGAAATTGCTCTTTCAAGTACCAAGAATAGTCTTCTAACATTAATCCTGTCAAACGCAGAAGGTCTAGCAAGTTTGGTTTTATCACCAAACAAGATAATACCTTGTCCAGGTATATTGGCAACAGGGTTTACACCAGCTTTGTACAAAGTATCTCTTTGTGCTTTAGTTGGTATATAGTTAATTGCTGTTACACCAAGATAACGACCTCTTCTTTGTCCAGCAGGACTGAACCAAGGAGCTCTTTCTCTATCTGTGGCTGCCATAATACCAGCGGTTGATGAAGATGCAGGTATCTCAATATATTGATCATTATACTTGTCATATACTTTTAGGTAGTTACCATCAAGCACTAAGTATGATGAGTTTGTTAATGCATCAGCAGTTGTTGTAACATTAGTGGTGATTGTAGCACCATTTGTTTGTCCAACAATATCACTTCTTTTAGGAGAAGCAACTGCGATACAGTCTTTTCTTGCTTCAGCATTTGATACAAGATCGTTCACGATAGTAGTGTGAGCAGAACTTGTTGCGTCTGGAGCAATTAAGAAATCAACTTCGACAACATCTTTATCTTCAAACAAGTCGTATCCTGCTTGTACTTCTGTAGCAGTAAGTGAGCCAGAATTAGCACCACCTGCTATTTCGATATCGGTTGTTGCTGTACCAGTGTAAGTATTAGCACCAGTAGCAGGTTGTCCGAATGCTGCATGAGTTGAATCAACTGCGTTTAGCATGTAAATATATTCTGATGTTTCGTTGATTACATCTTTAGCAAAAATTGATGTTCCGTCTGCTGACTTAGCATCACCCGCTTGAGATACAAATGGGAATCTTTCCAGAACTGTACCAGGTGTTCCAGTGAATTCACCATCTTGGTCAACGACAACGATATGCATTTCATCGTTGGTTGAACTTCTATTAGAAGCATATGTTGAAGTGCTTGGATATGCATCAAAAGAAGATTTATATGTCCAACCATCAAAGACAACTCCTGCGGAGTCTGCGCCAGGACATATACTAACTTTTAAACTATTTGCTATTTCACCAGGATATCTACCAATAAAGGTATATCCTTGTGCTTCTAGCGAGGATAAGTTTGCATCGAATGCAACCTTATTATTAATCGTGTCACCACCATCTGCTGAATCAGTGGCAGTTTGGAATAGAGTTCCCCACGCATTAAGTGCGGCATCAGTTGCTTCACGAACAACTTGAAGATTATTACCATATTTGAGATAATAAGCAGCCGTGTGAAAATCTATTGTATTATAGGAGTCTGGATTGGCAAAAGTATCTACGAGCTCTGTTTCATTAGATACTTGCACTCTTTGCCCTACTGGACCCCATCTAAAATTACCTACGAATGCACCAGTTGTACTCTGCACGTTTGGCACGGAACTGGTAAGGTCAATCTCTTTGACTACAACCGCAGGAGATTCGGAAGGAGTTGAAAGTGCCATTGTTTTTTCCTTATTTTCGGTTACTAATTATATGTTTCATAATGCGGTTATATTCAATTACATATATTTATAGTTTTT